AGAATATATACTCTAAATCGGTTATTACCACTGTCGGAGATCGAACTCCACAGGTAGAACGTAAGTATCTATTACCTGCATCCAATACTGTTTGCACCAACATTAGATTACTTTCAGCTACAGAGAACGACCTACCAAAACAAATGATACTCTTAAACCAGACGATACTGCAGGACGCGCAATATGCTATTATAGTAGACAACGCGCTACCAAGATTGAAACTGCCATTTATCGCAAAAAGTAAGTAAATATGCCTAGAAAAGAAAGTGAAGAAAGACAGCGCGAGAAAAACTTGAAAGAAGATTTGGAAAAGCTGATTGACACTGACATTACCGAGATCACCATGTTAGTACAGCAAGCCGAGTCAGTCTTGCCTGCAAAGCAGGTTGGGTTCTTGAACTTTGACCTTATCAAAAAGGATGCTGACGCCAGCGCTAAAAAAATTGTTATCTCAATAGCCGAGTTTTACTTGGACAAACAGATTATTCGCGAGATTCCTTACATCAGACAAAAAAACCTGGTGGACCACATCACAGTGTCTAATCTGCTGTTTCAAATGAAAACTTCTGAGCACGCCATCATTAAGTTGTTAGAACAAATTGATAGTGGAAACACTCACCCAAGAACATTTGAGGTACTTGCATCTTTACAACGCTCAAAAATGGAGATTGTTAAACACCTTGCGCAGTTTATGGTTGTGATGGAGCAAAATTACAAAAACTTAAAAGAGGACTATCGGGTAAAAAAATCTGAGGAACCGCAAGACGCAAATATGTACGAAGACACTGACGAAGAACCAACGCAATTCCGTGGTTCTAAGCGGTTGATTGAAGCAATACGTGGAGCTATACCAGAAACACGGGCAGGTGGAGATTTGAAAAAGGACGAGATCGATGGCGAGTAGTAGAGGTAAAGTTTGGAACACCAAAAAAATCGACGAGCAGATTGAGCGTATCAACATGGGGATGCCGGCTGACTACTCAGCCTTTTATGAAGGTCGCACTGACAGCCGCCAAGCTGACATTGTTTTTGAATACGGGCAAGAGGAAATTGAAGAAATGGCTAGGTGCGCAGCTGATGTTGCGTACTTTGGAGAAAAATACTGCTTTTCAATGACTGACGAAGGTATTCGTCGTATTAAGCTACGTGACTATCAAAATACAATGCTAAAGTCTTTTCAGGACAATCGATTTAGCATACTACTTGCAAGTAGGCAGATTGGAAAAACTGTAACATCATCAATCTTTATTGCATGGTACCTGTGTTTCCATTATGACCGTAACGTAATGGTAGTAGCTAATAAGCTTGCTACAACATCGGAAATTGTTGATAAGATCAAAATCATTCTTAAGAATCTACCGTACTTTATGAAGCCGGGTATTGCTAGTGGCGGGGTAACCGGGATGAGATTTGACAACGGTAACCGACTGTTTTCACAAGCAACAACTAAAACGGCTGCTATCGGTTTTACTATCCACCTCCTGTTTGCTGATGAGTTTGCACACATTCATCCAAACTTTTTACTACAGTTTTACCGTTCAATCTACCCAACACTATCATCATCCACAATATCGCGTATGATCATCTGTTCGACGCCGAATGGAATGAATCTTTTCTATGACATCTATAACGGCGCGATGCAGAAAAAGAATGCGTTTAACGCAATCAGAGTAGACTGGTGGCAAGTTCCTGGCCGTGATGATGAATGGAAAAAACGAGAAATTGCAAACCTGGGAAGCGAAGAACTGTTTAACCAGGAATACGGCAACCAATTCTTGGCATCATCAAGATTACTGCTTCACAGCAGCACTCTTCTCTACCTTAAACGCACTAGTAAAGAATATGTATGGCAAGACATGGAAGACTTTTTGGACTACCCAGACATAAATAACGCATTACGGTGGCACCCTGACTATGACCCTAACCGGCCTGAAACAAAATTTGAAAAAATTGTATTTGCAGTTGACATGGCTGACGGTGTTGGTAGAGACTTAACTGTCATTAACATTTTTAAGCTGGAAGCGCAATCACCAGCAATGGTAAGAAAAACGCGGGACTGGGAAGACGAGGCAAGCTTTATACGTCTACGGCAGGTAGGAATCTTTCACTCAAACGTGCACTCTGTTGAAGAAGCAGCCAAGCTGCTAGAAATTTTACTCTTTAACGTGTACTACCATGAAAACTGTAAGATAGTAATGGAAATCAACTTTAAAGGAAATGTGGTTAAGGAGCGGCTAGAAAAAAACGCAGAGTTTTATCCAGAGATTTTTCTTCATACGCGGCATTCATTGGCTAATGAACAACTAAAGCTTGGCGTAAAAATACAGAAGGACAATAAGGATTCCTTTTCCAGAGAGTTGCGCACGTTAATACAAGGAAAACGAATAGTCCTTACAGAGAGAAGAACATTTGAAGAGCTATCTGCATTTGGTCTCAATGCCGCAGGCAGATACGAATCACAAACAGGGCATGACGACATTTCTATGTCCTGTGTTAACCTTGTACCATACTTTGAGTCCATAGATTTTTATGAGGCTGTAGAAGATTTCTACGAATCTACACCTATGCCATTTAAGGCAGCAGTGGAACAAAGAACTTCTATGAATGACCGGGTAGAAAACGATATGGTAGAGCTATTTAAGGTAATTCGCAATCTAGACTTGCCTTCTGTACCTAATAACTCGTATAAGAAAAAATAGGAAATTGCTCATTTGAAACACAAAGGATTGTATATATAGAATGATAGGAACAGTTCCTTAAAAAAAATAATTCTAAACAGGATGGCTCAAATAACACTCGACCTTAATAGATTTAAGGCTTCCGGCGTTTACACAATTGAGATCGACGCTTCTGAAAGCTTGGTCATCTCAACACAAACTATACGCTTAGTAGTTGGATTCTCACGGGTAGGACCCTTCAACGCTCCGGTATTTTTACGCGACATTAAAACAGCACGTAGGATATTTGGAAGTATTGATACAATACTTGAATCGAAAGGATCTTTTTTCCACCGAGCGCTTGAAACTTGCTTATCGGTAGGTCCAATCTACGCTCTAAACTTGCTACCGCTTAACAACGCGCCAGCTAACGAAGGCGGGGACGCGGTTGATTTCAAATGCTTTGCACTTGCTGCTAACGAGCAAAACGGAAATAACACTCGCGCTTTATATTCGTCTTTTTACAACAAGGAGCGCTTCTGGTTTCCAGATACTTCTTACTTGCAAGCAACAGTAGATATCAAGCCAACTAACCGTGGCAGATTGTTTAACGTGGTAAGCTTGGGACAGCAAGTTGTTAGTTTTCTTGTAAAAAAATCTAACAATGTTACACAATACAGCGTAACAGCAAAAGAATACTACGGCCCAGATGAAATACCTGCGTACATCAAACCATCTGACTTTTTGTCAGACTATTTTGTAGACATCTACGTGATCAAAGGTGACTGGACAAACTTACAGCTTCTTTCGCAAGATCCAACATATAGCAAATACTTCGACCGTCGAGGTGTTATGGCTAATAGATTAGAGCAATTCGTATCATTAGATGAGATCACACTTATCGGTTCTTTTACTGGCTGTATCATTCCAGATTTCTTGGACAATAACGGAGTAAATCAATCAATTGATACCATCGTAAATTCAAGCATTGCTCTAACAGGTATGTTTATGACTATCAACGAGGCGGAATTAAGTGACTACGCAAACAGCACATATAAAGTTGACATGGTAGGACACTCTCTTATCAACACAACTGACGATACTATCGACTTTTTATCATACAACACGCCGATTAAAAGCGTGTTAGGCTTCACTGGCGGAGATGCTAATCTTTCTGGCGAGTCAGTAATCCAAGCATTTGATGCAACAAGCGGTTCAGTACCTCCATACGTTAGATCTTTCCCTTATGGAAAGGCAAGCGGAAACTTTGCTAACATTCTTGCGTTACCTAAACCACTTCCATCAGACACTACATTTACTGTAGCACAGTGGGAGTACTTAGCAGATAACTTAAATAGCACTTCATTGATAGGTACTAACGGTACTGATACAATCAACGATAGCGACCGTCCTAACGACTTTGTTAAAGTTGACAATGTAATCGACACTGGATCTGAATTGCTAATTCAATTAAGCACACCAGCTCACCTTGATAGTAACTATCAAAACAGTTTTGGTAGTGGACCAGAGTCTAACTACATTGAAAGCACAACTGCTATCTTGCTTCCAACCTTGGCAAACACAATTGAAATTAACAACTACACCAACCTTACACCGGCAATAAACGACGTAATCTTGGTACAGTTTCCTGGGTATGCTAAATACTTTGAAGTAGCTACTGTCACTATAGCAGCTACTACAACTATTACTGTTAGTACTGCTGTTACACCAGGTGCTCCATTCAATCTTGATAAATGGTGCGTAGCAGGTTTCCCTGCTGATGACTTTAGCGCAGTGCTACAACCTTCAACAATCAACGTTACATTGTTTCAAGCAACAAACGTAGCTTCTGAACTATTAGCTCCGGCATTAAACATCTTCCCAGGCTCACAGTTTTCTTATATCGTTTACCCTCTTTCACAACACAATTCTATCGAAGGATTAGGCCAGACTGCATTAGCAGCTTCTGAAAACTTGGTAACGCTGTTTAACGAAACACAGGGTATTGCTTACGCAAACGCTAACGTATTAGATCCAGGACCAGGCATATCTGCTTACGATGTAGATTCTACAAGCGTAACTTTTAGGCAGGTGAGATTATTTGATAACGCTACTGGCTCTAACCCGTTCAACGGTGTTGGTGCTACGGTCGGCGATATTATTCGTGTTACCTTACCTGGCGGTGGAATCTTTAGAGGACTTGTATCTGACACCGCTGCAGCGCCAGCTTTATACAATCTTAATGTATCGGATATTACCAAGCTTGCATACGTGGAAGCTTATCCAAACGCTAAAATGAGCAAGGACATTAAAGGCAATCTATTCGTTGATGGTGATAGAATTAAATACGGCATAGGAGGATCAATGTTCAACTATGTAAATGTTGATTCAGCTTGGAACAAATCTTTAGATATATCTTCTAAAATTGCATACGGATTAGTAGGTACCCGAGTACGTCAGTTTATTGATACTGCTTTGTTATCAAACGCTGATTCTACATATGCATCTTTAAACAACACATATATCGATGCTGTACAGCAAATTGCGCCACTAGGTGAAAGTAATTTAAGTGTATACTCTGCTACTGCTAAAAACATTAGCGAGCAAGTAGCAATCGAGGCTCCAGGCCTATATAGCGGCGGGAAGAAATTCAATCTTAATGTAACTAACGCAGGCAAAATTGAAATCGGCGACTTTGTAGTAAACAACGACGTTAACAATCCAATCTTGGTTAGAGTAATTGGAAAAGTTCGTAAATTAGATCCAGCTACTGGAGTACCATACTTTGAGTATAGCGTTCTTGAATCACCAGCAGTAACAACTACTAGTGGAACTAACTACGTTACCAAGTTTATTCCAATACAAAAATTCGTGGACCGTTACCAATTTACATCATTCACTGGATTTAAGATGAATGAGTATCATATGCCAGGCACACCAGCTCAACTTGAGAAGATTTTATCTGTTCTTGAAACAACTAATGTTGGTGAAACTTTGGCTAGTAAAGACGTTATTCAGTTTAGATATGTTATTGACACATTCAACGGCGGATTAGAACCAGGAATGGGACCTAAACAATACATCAGCCGACTTGCTGCAAGGCGTCAACAATGTATGGCATTACTTAACGCGCCATCAATTGCTGAATTCCAAGCAAGCACAGATCCAAGGTTTACAGAGTTACCTGATCCAGCTGCTGGAAATCCTAAGCCGGTTCTTAACACAGAGTACATCGCAACAGGTGGTAACTTAACATTAGGACCAAGCTTTAGATGGACTTTACCTGACGAAGAAAATGGCGCCAAGTTTATCGGAGTATTTACACCAAACGTAATCTTACGTGAAAATGGTAAAAACAAAAGTATTCCGCCAGCTGCACACGTATCAAATAACTTTATTCGTAAGTTTATTAACGGAGAACCTTATGCTATCGTGGCTGGACCAAGACGTGGAGTTATTTCTGACCCTAAGTTTGTAGGACTTGAGTATGACTTCTTGTTAAAGGACAGAGAGTTCCTTGAGCCAATCGGACTTAACCCTATCGTTGCAGTACGTAATGTAGGACCGATGATCTTTGCTAACCAAACGGCTTACCAAAGAACAGTATCTGCATTCAATAACTTACACGTTAGAGATTTACTAATTACTGTTGAAGACGCAGTTATTGATATCTTACAGAACTACTTATTTGAGTTCAATGACGCAGCAACGCGATTGACAATCAGAACATTAGTAGAAACATACCTTGACTTGGTAAGAAACGGGGGTGGCATCTATGATTACGCAGTAATTATGGACGAATCAAACAACACACCTGATATTATCGATCAAAACTTCGGTATTCTTGACATCGGTATTGAGCCGGCACGAGGATTACAGAAATTCATTAATCGTATCACAGTACTAAAAACTGGTGGAATTGCATCCGGTGGATTCGCCGCAGTTTAATAGAAAACTAAGTTGATATATAAAGAAAAAATAAAAAACTAAAGAGTATGGCAGGCTTACCGCACTACAGAAACTCCAAGGCGTCGATGAACAAATTCGAACCAGTGTACCTATCACAGTTCGAGATTCAAATCACACCACCACCTGCTGTTGCAGATTGGACCTTGGTAATGGAAAACGTCAAAAAGGTTGCAGGCGTTCAAACTAACGCTCTACCCGCTGTGGTTGAACAAAAGTACAAAAGTGCTAAACGTTCATACGCTGGTGGTATGGTTGATGCAACAACTAACGATGTTTCACTTGACTTTGAAGTCAATCTGAATGATTCTAACTCGATGTATGTCTATAAAGCATTACGTAAATGGTGCGATCTAATCTACGATCCATTAACAGGTCGAATGGGATTAAAGAAAGACTACACAGGTGGACCAATGATCATTAACTACTTTAACAAGAATGGCGATATTTTCCGTCAAGTTAAATACCCTGTATGTTTCCCAACATCACAGCTTCCAGAGATTGCTGTTGACTTTGCATCAAATGATATCTACTCTATCGGTGGATTCGTTTTACGATGCGATTACTGGGAAGAAACTATTCTCTAATAACAAGCATGTACATTGTAACAAGAGGGACTTCGGTCCCTCTTTTTTTATGCGTAAAAAAAGTTTCACAAAAATGAGAACTTTTTTACAACTTTGATATATAAAGAAACAAATAAATAATGTACGTATGTCAGAAGAAAATGAAAACTTAAATGCATCTCAGCAAGAGAATGAAAAAGAAAGCTTGCGAGATCAGATTGAAAGAGAGGCTTCACTTTTTGCGCAAGCAGAAGAGGTAGTTCCCGTGGTAGCTAAGGTAGCTCCAGTAATAGAGACTGTAGTAGTAGACCCCACAGCAGAACAAGAAAAAGTTGCATCGCTTGGAAAAGCATCAAAATTTGTAGAGGTCTACAATGAAGATGCAATTGCTAACGAAATTGGATGGAAACCTATTCCGCTAGAAAACTTACCATCAAATGGTATCTTTTATCCAAAAGAAACGCAATTAGCTATCCGCGCTGCATCAGTTGCGGAGATCCGTCATTGGTCTACACTAGACGAAAATGATTTGCTAGGTGTAGATGATATGCTTAACTACATCATTGAAAAATGTGTAAGACTTAAAGTTCCAGGAAAACCAGGTACTTACAAAGACGTTTATGAGATTGACCGTTTTTATCTAATCTTTGCTGTTCGTGATTACACGTTTAAGAGCGGAGAAAATAAAATGGTAGTACGTGTAACTACGCCAGAAGGTATGGAAGAAAATGTTGAGGTTACTAAAGAAGGCCTAGATTATTTTAATCCAGACGAGAGATTAATGAAGTATTTTGATCCAACAGATCAATCATTTGACATTCAAATGAAAAATGGCGAGCATTTCCGTATGTATATGCCAACACTAGGGACAATGAGCTTTATTAAAGCTTTTATTAAGCAACGTCAACAAAGTGGCACCAGCTTTGATAAAACCTTTATCAAGTATGCTCCGTTTCTTTTCAAAGAGTGGAAGACAATGAGCCAACAAGCGTATGATAAGGCAGTAACCGAATCGTACTCATGGTCATTAAAAAAGATTTCAGTCCTGGACAAGTTAGTAGAAATACTAACGGCTTCGGTAAATCCAAAGATTAGATACGTAAGTGAAGGTGGTCAGGAGGACACCGCCCCGCTTAACTTTCAGTCTGGAGTCAAATCCATTTTCCTTATTTCAAATATCTTTGACGAGTTGGTTTGAGGTTGAATTTCTTCTCTTGAAGATACTTAGACTTCAACCTTCTGAATTAGATGCCTTGGAGTTTTACCGCGCAGAGTTTTTGTTGGATAACATCAAAGAACATAATGATCGGGAAAAAGAGCAACATAAAAAGGAAGAAGAACGTCAACAAATGTCTGCACCAAGCATGGATATGAATTCTATGATGAGGCAATCAAACCAAATGATGAGTGGCGCACAGAGTCGTGCTGGCCTAGGAGGTCTAAGCATGCCAAGTATGCCAAAAATGTCAGGGTTTTAATCTACAGAGAATGCGCGGGAACAATATGTTTTCGCGCACTCTTGATATATAGAAAAAATAC